GACCCCACGGTCCCCTGGAGTAGTCGCACGAGGCCGGACTCCGGGTCGAAGCGATAGCCGGACGCTGGAACCGAGGTGTCGGAGTTCGTGACGGCCACGATGGACGAGATCGGGGTGTGCTTGAGGTACACGTCCGACTGGCTGTCCTGGTACACGTTGGGGTATTCCGTGACCGTCAGGAGCCCGAACCCACCGGACTGTCCGATCCGCCCGAAAACCTCATCGTTCGCGTAGTCCACACATGCCGAGATCGCCGCGTCGTGGAACGTGACCCCGGCCGCGATCCCGAGCATGGATCTGACGCGGGTGAGGGTGGTCAGGGACATGTGAACCTCCGATCACGGGTCGCGGATCAGTCCGCCGCCTCATCACCCTCGGGGGCGTGTTGGCCTCGGGGACGGCTCGACCCTGGATCTACAGTAGCCACCTCATCCACCGCGAGCCCGTCCAGTACCTCGACAGGGTTCGGTCCGTCCGGCATACCCAGGCGCTCGAACCACCGGGCCGTGATGTCGTGCCATCCGAGTGCGATGCACCGATCCCGGAGGTGGCGATCCACCACGAACACCATGTTGACGTCCCGATTCTCCTCGCTCGGAGCGTTCACGCCGTTCTTCCTCGGGAGATCCCAATCCTCCGGCCACGGAACCACTACAGACTTTTTCGTCTCGCCGTAGTTCGCCGCGAGGTACGTCTGGGTCCGCGGCCAGTCCCAACGGGCCAGGACATAGCGGTACGACTTGATCGACGGGACCTTTCTTCGGATATCGGGCATGTTGCCTCCTCCGGTTTCGTGTAACACGGTGGAGAGTACCAGCCACAAACACAAGGGCCCGCCGCGCATTCAGCGGGCGGGCCCGTCGGTGGATCGGGGGCTGTCGGGCTAGGACAGACCGCCCAGAATCGTGGCCCCGAGGGTGTTGTCGAGCACCAGGGTGATGTCCTGGTACATGTCCACCTCGTCGTACTGGCTCGACTTCTTGGCGAGCGGGGCGACCGTCATCGGGGTGAGTTCGCTGTAGAACACATACTGGGTGTTCACGAAGATCAGCGCGGTGGTGGCGCCACCGGAGAACGCGGTGATCTTGGGCGCGGAGCCGTTCCACACGAGGACGTCCGGGATACCGGTCGACTCGATCACGGGAATGCCCTGGTACGAGGCGACCACGAATCCGCCATCGATCTCGTACCCCTCCTTCAGGAACCTCTGCTGGGCCTGGAGGGCGTTGTTCAGGAGCCGGTGGCCCTTGAAGGAGCCGTAGATCCGCATGGACGCCTTGTTCGCGGAGCCCTTGACCTTCTGGATCGCCTGATCGGCCTTGTCGAGGTAGACCGAATCGCCCGCCGTCGCGGTGGTGTTCGCGATGGTCTGGCCGGAGACGGCGCTCACGAGGGTGAGAAGGCCGTTGATCTGGTTCGCGTTGGACCCGCTGTCACCGATCACGGACGCGGACTCCAGGACGTTCGCGAAATCCTCGGCCTTGCCGACGAGTTCCGTCGCCATGACGTCACCGTAGGACCGGCCGGTGGCGATCAGCTTGCGGGTGATCTTGACCCGGCCCAGGAGGGTCCGGTACGCGAACTTCGTCTGGGTGTACCCACCCTCCGAGTCCTTGGGCTCCGTCACGTCGTCGGTCCAGGCGGCGCCCGTGGTCGCTGCGGTCCGGCGCTGGGCATAGAACCCGTCGCCAGATCCACCGCGACGCGGGAGCGTGCTCTGGACGCCGAGGTGGCGATTGGTGATCATCTGGACCACCTTCGAGATCGTGGTCTGGAGGAGCACGGAGCCCGCTCCCGTCACGTTCAGCGAGCGGTTGAAGGCCGCGCGCTGTTCGGCGTTCGCCCCGCCAAGCCAGTTGACCTGATTCATGTTGTCTCCCTGTCAGTTCCTGAAGTTTGTTGCGGGGTTCGGACTAGGCGGAGGCCCGCCAGCCGGTGTCGAAGTTGCCGATCAGGCCGTCGAGTTCCGCGGCCCGGCAGATCTGCCGGAGGGTCTCGTCGGCGCGAGCACAGGCGGCGCGGGCCTTGTGGCCGTCCTCGCCGCGAGCGTGCCGGATGTCGAGGGTGAGATCCGGGAGGTTGCGGTTCACGGTGGCGCAGAGGACCTGGGTGGTGTCGCCGTCGGACTGGGCGCGCTTGACCAGACCCTGGATCTGGGTCTGGGCGTCGGGGCCGTGCCCGAGGGCCGGAGCGACCATCGCACCGCGACCCACGCGGGAGTCGTCGGTGAGGGCGGCCAGGGCCGCGTCACGAGCGGCGTTCCGGGCCTCCAGGGCCTCGATCTTGGCTCGGAGGGTGTCGGCTTCGTCGTCGGCCACCGGCTCGGGGGTCGGCTCGGGGGTGGGGAGACTCGCGACAACGGCGGCCGCGACGCGCTCCACCAGGGCGTCCTCGTCGATCGTGGCGGAAGCCTCGATCTCGGGGGTGGCCTCGGGGGCCTCGGGGACCTCGCGGCTCTCCAGGGCGTCCAGCCGCTCGGCCGCGCGCTCCTGACCTGCCTTGATATCACCCAGGATCTCCAGGATCTTCTCGTTGTCGGGCATGTCGTCGCTCCTGTTGCCCGGGTCGGTCCCCGGATCGGTTTCGTCGTGGTCAAAATGACCGTTCACGGGTTCTGTGTCAAGTGAGGCGGAGGCCGGAACCTCCACAGGGTTCGCGCCCTCCCCCCTAGTGTTCTGGGGTTCCGCGCCAGATTCGGGCTCCACTTCGGGCTCCTCGGATCTGTCACCTCCGGACTCGTCGGAGACGTCGTCCGTTACGGGTCCCTCGGGCATGGCCGGGGGGGAGTGGTCAGGTCGGACCTGGATTCCATCACCGCGTCGAACGCGGATCGGAGGACCTTGAGTCCGGTGGAGTCCGGGTTCGACGGGCGCCGGACGGCCGCGACGTGGTCCAGGAGGACCTGTTCCACGATGATCCTGGAGATCTCGCCGTCCTCATCCGTGATGTATCGGACCTCCAGGAACCAGCCGCCGATCGACAGGCCGATAGGCTGGCCCTTGTCCAGGCGCTCCACGAGCCGCTCCGCCCACTCGTCGTCCTCGTACAGATCCGCCTTGACGTCCAGGGCGAATCCGCGCTCCTCGGGGTCGGCCGGGTTCACAACCTCGGCACTCCGGAGGACGGATTCGACGGTCCGGCCGATCTCATCGCTCCAGTCCAGCGGATCGAACATGCCACCCTTGCCCCAATGGCCTCGGGTGAACGAAACGCCACGCTGGAACTGGACGGCCATATCCTCCAGGTTGTCGGCGCTCATCTCGGTCCCGTACGAGTCCACGGAGGTGGACGAGGCGGTTCCGGTCACGGAGGCCGCGGAGGCGCGCTCTCCGTCAGATCCACCGGAGTCGTCCCCCCTGGATTCGCGAGGGAACAGGCTCGGATCGGAGCGGAACTCTACCGGGAGGTAGAACGGGATCGCCCCCGGATCGCATCGGACCACATGGACGCGGGAACCGTCCTCCAGGACCTCGTCAGGCTCACGATCCAGGGCCGCGGACACTAGATTCTCCAGGGCCGCCCTGGCTTCCTTTGACGCTGCGAACAGATCCATGCCTGACTCCGCCGTGTAGTTCTGACGGATCAGATAGCCCGGACCCGGGTTGCGAGTCAATGGGAAGCCGAGGTGTAACCCCGTCAGGCCGCCGTGTTCGACAGGGACACCGCAGTCCCACCCTTGACCTCGGCCTCCGTCCAGAACACGAGGACGCAACGACACCGGCCGCCGCACTCGGTAGCCCCGCCCGGCTCCGTCGGGAGGGAGGGCAGCGGCACGATCCCGCGCGATCCGAGATCGCCACAAGTCGGGCACATGACGAAGTCACCCACGGAGACCCACTCGACCATCCACACGGTGGGCTGGGGCTTTCCGTCCTCGTCGACCTGCGATCCACCCTCGCCCATTCCGGACAGAAGGGAGGCATTCCCGAGTTCGACCAGCTTGCCGGACCAGTTGTCGATCCGATGCTCATTCCGGCCGAACACCTTATCCACAGCCGCGAGCAGGGCCAGGGCCTCGAACTCCTCCTCCCCGTACTGGCGCGTGATCATGTTGTGGTCATCACTGCCGCGGATCGAAGCGCCGATCAGGGCCGCGATCTGTGCGCGGAGGGTGCCGATCAGACCCTTCCCCTCGGTGAGGTAGGACATCGCCCGATCGTGGTACAGGTCCGCCCTGACTCGCCAGTCGTCGACCACCGCTAGCCCATTGAAGCTGGACGCAGCGTCCCGGCCGATCCTGGCCGCGTCTCGATACAGTGGCTCCGTCGCGGCGCTCCATTGGTGCTCCAGGCGGTCCAGGATCACGGCCACGGCACGGGACAGGGCCGCGCCCTCGGTGGCGTCCAGGACCCCATCCGCGAGGTACGTCTGGAACTCGGTGGACACGTCGATCCGGGCACGACGGTACAGGGGCGACACGGCACGACGGTACGAGATCACGGAGTCCCCGAGGCGTCGGAGATCCAGCGTCCGATATCCCTCGAACCGCCCTCCAGGTTGCCAGTCCGAGGGGAGGAGCGAGGAGTCCCCGCGGTACACTCCGTGCGGCTCGTGGCCACATGAACACGCCGGAGGTCTCCGGTGCCGGAGTACCACACCGGTACGGCGTCGACCCCTCCCCGGACGGGCTCGGTCCGCGTCCGCCTCCCCGGGGGCCTCCTCACCCTCGTCGGGTGTGCCCGCCTCCGGGTCCGTGGCCCCGCCGTCCTCGTCCGGATCGGAGTCGTCTCCGCCGTCCTCGTCATCAGTAGTCTCGTCCTCTGGTTCGGGCTCGTCCTCCTCGGGCATGGTGACCGTGGTGAGGGGCACATACGATCCGCCTTGCTTGATCAGGGGGATGTCCCCGCCCTCCACCAGGGGGCGGCCCCGCTTGGATCGGAGTTCGTTCGGAGACAGCCCGGCGCGGTCGAAGTCGATCGCGTCCACGTCCGCGTCGACCTTGCGATCCTCGGGTCCCTGGGCTTTCTCCAGATCGAACTGGAACTCCACGAGCGCGGACAGGGCCGAATCGCCAACCACGAGCGGGAGCAGCCGCATGTTGAACATCGCCTGTAGAAGCTCAAGAATGGGCCGGAGGAGGCCGCTGTCCTGCGCGTCGACCTGGACTTGCGCCGTGGCCCTCGGGGTGGCTTCCGTGTCGCCCATCGACACGGGCTTGACTCCGAACAGACGCCACACGGTGCGCCGGGTATCGTGTACCAGTTCCTTCATGTCCAGGTCTTTCGGCGTGTGCCGGAATTGGACCCACTCCGCTCCAAGCCCCTTCGGGTTGTTGGTAGTCAGAACCCGGAGTTTGTGGTCGGCGCCACGCATGTTGCGGAGCCCCTCCACCGCCTTGGTTGCAGCCGGGCCGCCGATACCAGCCAGGAGCAGGACACCCGGAGCGATCTCGTCCGCGTCGTACGCGAGCATGAGGTGTTTCGACGCCCGCAATAGCGTGATGATCTCGTTCAGGATCGTTTCGATCAGCGGGGTACCACCAGGGGCGAGCGTGTTCGGGAAGAGGTTGAGGTACAGGACTCGGTCTTTGTCCAGGAAGATCGTCTCTCCGTTGACCTCCTGGCGATACCCCAGGACGCGCTGGCGACGATCCACCACGGGCTCCACGGTGCCACCCGGAAGCGTCACCACCTCCTCCAGTTCACCGGCCGATGAAAGCACGTTTTCACCGGCCAAGGCGTCATAAATCAGGAGGTCTCGAACCAGCTTCGAGATAAGGGTCTGCCACGTTTCCCCGTCCTCATTCGGCGCCGACAGGAATCGACGAGTCTCCTCGGACACATCCTCGGCCAGTTCGTACTGTGGATCTTCAGATTCGACCGACGGGATCACATCCCAGTCCCACGTCGAGATCTCGCGCGTGATTGCGTCGATCGAGGCACGGACGTCCGGACACTGCCGATACACCGCCCACAGTTCCTCATCGGTCAGGAGTCGACCGTTCGCGGCCGTATTGACTCCGGCCACGAGTTCCTGGCCGGACACGTTCGGGCCCGTGTAGATCCCCTGACGCTCGCGGTGAGACATGCCTCCGAGTTGTACCTCCCCGAACGCCGCATAGTCAGCAGACGCCAGGGCCGCCTGGACAACGGGGGGACCGACATAGGCACGCATGGAACCTCCAGTGGGCACACGGTATCACGGGACCCAACTTCACGCCCCGCGTAACCGGGCCGGCCTACTCCCAGTAGGCTCCGGATCTATCGTGGATCTCCTGTGCGACCCTGGAGTACGCGTCCGCGTGCCGGTAGTGATCGGGGTCCGTCCCTTCCTCCCACACGAACCGCTGGGACTTTTCGTTCAAAACCCGCACAGGGGCCCTCATTTGCTCGCGGAACCCGAGTACCGTCGATGCGTCCGACGCGAGCCGTCGGGTCCGGTTCTCCAATTCAGCCAGACACGTATCGAGAAGCTGGGTTCTATCTACCTGGACCACCTGTTCCTCGTACTTCAGGGTGAGCCCGAACGCGTCCGCGCCCACCTTGCCCTGGCCCACGTACTCGCACAGCCATACCTGACACTCGCCGTTTTCGATGAAATGGTCCCGGACCTCCTTTGCTTTCCGCGTTTCTGGCCGAGCGTCGATCACCATGACGTCCACGTGATACCGGTCCTGGATGTCATACAGATCCTCGAAGTTCAGGACCGCGCCGATCCATATGTTCTCCCTGACATATCCCTCTCCGGTCTCGTCGAGTTCCAGCCGATCCACGAACACATTGATCACGGACCCGACGTCCACGCCCATCACCAGGGTGTGATCTTCGTACTCGTGACTCCCGTTGTGATCCAGGGGGCGCTGGCCCTCCATGGCCCGATCCAGGATTAGGTCCGTTACCCTGGACCCAGCGGAGGCATAGGGCCATCCGAGGTTTCCTGCCCAGAACGCCTCCAGGCGCCGCGGATCACCTTGCGCCAGAACCCACTCCGAGAAGATCGCCCGGATCGGTTGCGGGTCGCGATTCGAGGACAACACGTCCAGGCGGGACATGTGGAACGTTTCGGACATCCGATCCGGATACGAGGAGACCCACACCCCGCCGTCCGCCCGGCGCTCGAATGGCAGATCGCACCCGGAGCACACCGGCCGGAGATCTCCGGCCCCGGGGTCCTTCAGGCGCTCCGTGTCGCGAGGCAGCCACACCCCGCCGTCACCCTGAAATGCGAAGTGGGTGAACCAGTCGAGATATTGCTTTCTACCGCATCTCTCGCACTGGTGATACCACCGAGCCTGGGTCCCCTCTTTCCACATGCGCTGAACGCCGCGCCCTGGAATTCTCGGGTTTGAAACCTTGATCACCTGCGGGTGGTCCGACTCTTTGACGCGGTCGCCGATTTTCGCGATATTCCCGAGGTCGCACGCGTCGTACTCGTCCACGATCGCGAGGTCCGCCGAGAACTCCAGGAAGTCGGATTCTGTATTCGACCCCAGAAACAGGATAGACCCGTTCCGCCCGAATCTTTTTCTCTTCAGGTTGCCTTTCGATCCACCCGAGGCGTCCAGCCCTCGCTCCCCGCCAGGGAGCCGGGCTCGGTACGCTGGCGTCCGGAGGAGGAGCGGGTCCACGCGATCCGCCACGAACCGCTCGCACGTTTTGTACTGGGGCAGCACGTAAGCACAGATCCGGTCCTCCCACCCGGCCTGATACAGGACAAGCTGGATCAGGAGTTCGGACAGGCCGGTCTGGACGCCCTTGCAGAACACAGCGTCCCGGATCGTGGGCATTGCGTGGTATAGGTGGATCAGGTACGGCTTGTCCGCAAAAGACATAGGTTGTCCGCGCTTATTCGTGTGATGAACGCGGGACAGACCCAGGAGCGGATAGCCCTGGTGGAGGCTCTGGCACAGTGAGGAGTGCGCCTCGCGCGGTCCCACCTCGCGGGTCTCGTTGTCGTCCGCCATGCGGACAGGGTATCTCGTGGAGGTGTCTAGCGCCCGTCAGGCCCGCGAGGATTGCCCACGAGGGCTCCGGCCGCTCCAGACGGCTTCCGGCCCGCCCTGACCCTGTGCGGCTCCACAGATAGACCTCCGACCCCGAGGAGGGCGGCCCGTCCGGGAGGGAGGAGGACGCCCTGGACTACCCCACCCGAGTCCTCGATCGTGATCGAGGTCCCCTCCAGGAACACGAGCCGGAGATAGCGGGCCGGGGCCGCGTGGAAATCGGACACCCTGACTCTGATCTCTGCCATCACTCCCTCCTCACTCGTCCTGTTCTGGTCACCGCGCCGCCCTTCCTGCGACGGGGGCCGAGCCACCACTCTCTGGCGCACGCGTCGGAGCACGCCTCGATGGAGATCCCATCGACCTCCACCGGTTCGGCTCCGATGTGCGCAAGGTGCCGGACCTGGACGCCTCCGATCGGATCGTCCTGGACTCGGTACGTGTATCTGGCCGGGCCGTTACAGCATATGCAGCGCGGAACCATGGCTCCTCCGTGTGGCTGCACATGTTGTAACGCGGAGCCAGGGAGGCCCCGGTCACGCCTGACCCACCGACCCCTCGGGCAGGAACCAGGAGTCTCCGTGGGCGACCACCCCGGGCTCCATGTCGTCGGCCATCTGGCGGATAGCCTCGGGGAGTTCCACGGTCTTCCACTCTGGATACATGCCTCGGGCAATGCCGATCGCGGTGAGGAGGGTCTCCCGGAGGGATGGTTCCTCCAGGACGGGCCTCGTATCGAGGTGGATCATGATCGGCGCGGCCGACAATCCATCCAGTACCCGAGAATTCAGGACGGGGCCCGCTAGGTGGCGCTCCGTAGTCGACAGGAACGCGTCCCACTGCGGGACTCCGTTAATCACACCGATCGCGACCCAGCGACGAGGAGCCGCAAACAGCCACGCCCCCGAGACTTGGCCCCCGATCACTAACGCGTCCGGCACGGGGTCTTCACATACGGCCACCGCCCCGCCCATGTTCAACATGATCCGGGACGCCTCCACCCCATCGCGATCATCAATTAGGGCGAGGTCCCACCCGTCGGCCGGGATCATCGCCTCCCCCCGGACAGGTCGGGGAACTCGATCTGGGTCGTCTCCGGGACCGGTTCGCGCCCGAGCAGGTACACGACGTCCCACCGATGGCCGTCCTCCAGGAGTGTGCGGACGCGGAGCCCGATGCCATGAATCACGACCCGCCCGGTGAGGCTCGCGCGAGCCTGAGCCAGGAGAGCCTCCAGGGTTTCCACATCCAAGAACAGCCGCCGATCGGCCGGGTCTTTCGGCCCTCCGATCTCGATGTCCCGCACCGTCGATCGGCCCGGCTCGTGTAGGATTGCGCGCTCCACCTGACGGTCGGACAGCGCGGACAGCGGCAGAAGGGGCCTATCGCCCATGATCACCTCCTGGACCCCTTGTAACGGCCACGCCGCAAACCAAGCGGGCCCAAACTTTTTTCCCGACGTGAATCAGCCACCATGGCCGATTCATGCCGGGTACGAGAAAAAGATTCGATCTAGGGTTTGACGGTAACCCGGAATCGGCTATCTTGAGGGTGCCACGCCGGAACGGTCACTGACAACGCGATACGACAATGGTAGCGGAACCTGGAGGTCCAGGGTGCCTAGCAGCACGATCGAGTAATCGACCGAGACCCCCTCCGCAAGTCCACCGGACGAACCCGCGAGTGGCCACCGCCCAGGCAGCGGCCCCGCATGAGAGCCTTGCGAGGCTCCGTCCCGGGCCGCACCGCGGCGCTCGGAGCCGGGCCGGACGGATGAGGGGAGGAGGGAAGTCGGATACAAGGTTGGGGTTCGAGTCCCCCCGCTACCGCTCGCGCTCGCGTCGCTAGGCCGGGGGAGTCCAGCCGTCCAGTGTGATCAGCTTGTATCCTGGTTTCAGGTCGAAACTTCCCGCCGTGATGAAGTTGGGCGCGTACACCTACAGGATCAGATACCAGATCGTTTTGAGCAGTCCATCCTGTGACAGGACGCGCTCCTGGTGGACGTTGCTACTGTCCAGGATGGCTGCGATATTTGTGCAGTTCACCGAGTATCCGCGGGACTTGATCTGCCCATAGAACTCGTCGTCCGCGCCCTGGTATGCGGTCGCCACCCCGGTAGTCAACGCGGCCCATGTGCCTCCGACGTCCTGTCGAATTCCGGCCCACTTGACCGTTCCGTCGGAGAACTCGAACCCCAGACCGCAATCACACTGGCCGAACCCGCCGCCGATCAGGGAGGACAAAATCTCCATGCGGACCAGCATATCCCACGGGAGATTCTGATCGAACCCGTCCGGAAGGGGCATCCTGAACAGGGCCGCTCCGGTCGTGGCCCCGGTCAGCGTGAACCGATACCCGCCCGTTATGACGGCCACCGATGACAGGACCCCGTTCGGGTCCAGGGGGGACATTGCGGTGGGATCGAATACATCGAACGTGGTCATGGCAGATCCATAGATTCGAGAGAAAGCGCGTAAACGAGCAGGTCTTTTAGCTTGAACGTCTGGCCAGACGCTCCGGTCCCCTTGCTGATGATCGCGATCCCAACGAATTCGAAGTCCCCGACCAGGGACCCGATCGCATTAAACGCCAGGGTCGCCGCTCTTGGATCGGCTGTGTTCTGCCTGTACACCAGGAGGTCCACGCTATTCCCGGTGGCGTCAATCGTCGTTATGGTTCCGCCGAGATACGGGTTCGAGGCGTATAGTGCGTTCTGGTGCCCCGACACCGTACCGCCCACCTCTGTTACGTCCTGGGTGTATGTGGCGAACGTCGGATCGCGGCGCCACCCGATCCCGGCGTGGTCGCTGGCGCTGTCATTGCATTTGACTACGATACAGATCGAGACGGAATCATCGTCTCCGTACAGGACCTCCGTCAGCATGGACTTGATGATTGTAGGCTTTGTAAGGTCGATAGAGCCACCGTCGGCCGTCACGATATCGATCGGATACAGAACAGTCCCGGACGTGGAGCCATCCACCACGATCACATAGTCTGATCCGGAAAGGGCCCAGTCTGTGGTGATGATCGCCACATCGCCCTGCTTCGTCAGGGTAGTGGGGTCCACCAGTTGCCACGCCGTGGATAGAGTGTCCCCGGCCGACACCCCATCACCCTGGATCGAGGCATACTCCGACAGGGCCACCCCTTGCCATTCCTCAAGCCCGCTAGTCAGAGAACCCTGGATCTCCTCTTTGTCAGCCATGACCCCCCCTATGACGTGGACAGCTTGGACCACATGGTGTCCTGGAACATCCAGATCTCACCCGTATCCGGGAGGCACTGGCATACGATCCGGCTGTATTCACCAGAACCCACAGCCGGAGGCACAGTATCAGCGAGTCCCGTGGTGGCCGACACGTACAGGAACCCCCCCGCGCTCCAGTTCGTTACACCCGCGGAGGTGGAAAGACGCTTCCCGGGTCCGACGAACACGCCAGACACGGCCGGATCGTGCCCGAGAGGGAACCCCGCGAGTCCAGCCGTACGCTCCTCGAACAGGGAACACGCCTCCACCCAGTCCCCGCTCGTGGTGTTCAAAACGTGGAGCGCGCCCGTCAGGAGACCGGAGCCGCCACCCTCGTACGTGACCGTCCCCCGGCCGCTGTTCGAGATCGCCTCCAGTAGATCGATCACTCTCTGGGTCCATGCTGGCATTTCGTCTCCCCTATGCGCCCATCGCCGTAGCGATTCCGTCCAGATAGTACAGGACCGTCCGGTTCCAGGACATGTCCGAGGGGGCCTCCGGCACGCCATACAGCGCGGCCCAGGCCCTCAACAGCCGATCGATATCGTTATTCCACTGGAGCATCCTCACCCCCTCCTGGCATGACGTCGATCCCCATAGCCTCCGAGGCCGTCTCCGCCTCGGACCGGTCCCCCTTGATCGTCCAGCTACGGGCCGGACGAGTCGGATCAACCATCATCACGCGGCCCCTGGCCACCCTGGCGATCCGTACCGGGGAGAGCCGGAGTTCGTTCCCGCTCCACGAGGCCGCGAGGTTCGCGCGAGCGGCCTCCCATCCTGCCGTGAACGCGGCCGCGCGGACCCTGGCCCATACCCTCGGGAGCAGGAACATAGCCACCCGCTCCAGGAACGAGACACGAGGGAGCGGGAGGGGCTCGTCCGAGTCGTACGCGTACATGGACGCGATCTCGTCCACTCGCCGGATTCCATGTTTGCTAGACGTTTTTCGCATATTCGGCCTCGCTCCCGAATGAATCGATCTGGATATGAAAATCCCACTCGAAAATAAACACGTGACCACCGAACGTATCGGACGAGCCGTCCCGTCCTGCTCGGACGAGTATCATGGAGGAGATCCCGAGTCCCGATCCATCAATGTCGGCGATGTCGTGGAGGAGGTGCGCATATGGCACATGCGCGGGGTTTGCCGTGTCCCATGTGAAATCAGACGTGGCGATGGTCGTCGTCGGGAACACGTCGAACAGGGCGGCCGCCGTGTATTCCGCGAAAAACTGGACCGTCTGACCATCTACCACGGTGTCTTTCGTGGAAAAATGTGCGTGCAAGTCCAGGTCAGTCCCGGTCTTTCGCGCATGTGGGGTCTGGGCCTCGAAGAAAAGCTCTCGCTCCGCGCCGTCGATGAACTCGGACCCGTAAACGCCGTTTGAACCTGACCCGTCGTCCCTGAATTGCGCAAAATTCGGAGGGCGGACGCCAGCGTCCCGCGCGGACGTGGTCGGGACTCGGAGATCATCCCAGGCGATCCCGGCGCCGAACAGGCGGATACGGGTTCCAAGTAGGGCCTTGATCGCAGAGTAGATCGACACGGCTCACCTCACCGTCGAGAGGACGACATAGACGGCCCCGAATCCGGATAGGTCGTCATTGTCGGAGGCTAATTCCGCCGTGACGAAATCGGAGGTCCCGAGGACGCGGTCCGCCTCCGTGGTGGCCATGGTTAGCTCCGTGCGGGTCAGGGCGGAGATCCCGGTCATGTCGTACGCCGTGGTCGCGAGCATGTCCGTAACGCCGTTCTTTCGGACCCGGAGGGTGTACGACCCCGGGGACACCGGGACTCCGTCCGCAAAGATCCACGCCTGATTCACATACTCATCCCGCCCGGGGAAATAGTGCCGAACCAGGGTCTCGTTTGGCAGAGGGTATCCCTCGATCTGTTCGGCGTTGAACGTCCGATGACGCTCTCGGATGTCGACATAAAGCACCCCCTCCGACGAGTGCGACCGGATCACTTTTGCGACGGACACGCGCCGCTTCGGCGGGACAGGGTGCGTCCCGGTCCATTTGCCCTTCGTCTCGTCGAGCCAGAGCATGGTCCCC